GTCGATTTTTCGAGTAAACGAGAGATAGTGCGAACCGACATGAGGAAAACGAAGAAAGACAAAGAAAACTTTATATTGGCGTACTATCAGCGACTTAAGAACGGAAATGATGTTGCGGGGCGTTTTATCCACCTGATTTATGAGTACCTGGTCAAAGGACTTGAAGAAAAACGGTTTATCTATGATGCGGCGAAAGCAAATCAGGCTGTTGACTGGATAGAATCGCACTGCTACCACACAGAAGGGCATCTTGCACCCGGACTGCTGAAGTTAGAACCGTGGCAAAAGGCAATGATTGCGGCAATCTTCGGGATCATTGATAAAAACGGATATCGGCAGTTTAAAGAGGTCTTTTTGGTCGTTGGAAGAAAGAACGGTAAAAGCCTCATGGCTTCCGGGATAGGAAACTACACTTTCAGAGTTGACGGTGGTTTTGGCACAAGGGTCTATTGTCTTGCGCCGAAACTGGAACAGGCTGACATCATCTATAACAACATATGGCAGATGATTACGCTTGATGATGAATACAAGGCACTGAAAGAGGTTTGCTCAGAGAAGGACGAACACAATAAGCGGGTCAATGATGATTCGTTGCTCCCGAAAAAGCGTGTGTCTGACCTGAGTATTTCCGGGACTAATTCCACGGTCAAAAAGATCGCGTTCAGCGCAAAGAAGTCAGATGGTTTCAACCCTTCGCTGACCATCTGTGACGAGGTCGCATCATGGCAAGGTGAAGCCGGGTTGAGGCAGTACGAAGTCATGAAAAGCGCAATGGGTGCGCGACCTGATGGGCTGATGCTTTCCTGTACTACTTCTGGATATGTCAACGATTCGATCTATGATGAACTGATGCGGCGTTCTACACGTTTCCTTCTTGGTGAATCGAAAGAACGGCGGCTGTTGCCGCTGATCTACATGATTGATGACGTTGAGAAGTGGAACGACATAAACGAACTGCGGAAGTCCATCCCGAATCTTGGCGTTTCTGTGTCTGTAGATTTCATGCTTGAAGAGATTGCCGTTGCCGAAGGGAGTTTGTCAAAACGTGCGGAGTTTTTGACGAAGTACTGCAATATCAAACAAAATTCCTCTATGGCATGGCTTCCCGCGCAAGTGGTCGGGGCGGCATTCGGTGACCCGCTCAAACTTGAAGATTTCAAAGATTCTTACTGTGTGGGCGGCATCGACCTTTCACAGACCCGTGACCTTACTGCCTGTACTGCGGTGATAGAGAAAAACGGCGAACTGTATGTGTTCGCGCATTTCTTTTTACCTTCAGAGCGCATACAGGAAGCAACAGAGCGGGACGGTGTCCCGTATGACATTTATATTCAGCGCGGTTTCCTTACGCCGTCCGGGGATAACTTTGTAGACTATCATGATTGCTTTGACTGGTTCACCGCACTTGTGGAGAAGTACCAGATATATCCTTTACAGATAGGGTATGACAGATATTCGGCGCAGTACCTGATTCAAGACCTTGAAGGGTACGGATTCCATTGTGATGATGTCTTCCAGGGTGAAAACCTGTATGGGGTCATGATGGAGACGCAAGGCATTCTTGAAGACAAAAAAATACACTTCGGGGACAATGACCTTCTGAAGTCGCACCTTCTTAATTCTGCTGTCAAAATGAGTGTGGAAAGGGGGCGCGGCAAGTTGGTTAAGGTCAACCCGAAGTTGCACATAGACGGAACAGCCGCACTTCTGGACGCTATGACGGTGCGGCAGAAGTGGTATGGCGAAATCGGTGAACAACTTAAAAACGAGGTGTAAAGATGGGGCTGTTTGATTTGATATTTAAAAACAGACCAAAGCCGCACGGTGAATATGAGGGGTTCTTCAAACTCCTGGACGGGTACACACCGCATTTCACAACGTGGGGTGGCGGGATGTACGAAAGCGAACTTATCCGGGCGGTAATCAATGCAAGGGCAACGCATATCAGCAAGCTACACGTTGAACTGATGGGGGCGGCAAGACCCGCATTGCAGAGCAAGATGAAACACGCACCGAATAAGTTTCAGACATGGTCACAGTTCCTTTACCGGGCTTCGACCATCCTTGACATCCACAACACGCTTTTTATCTGCCCTGTATACGATGATTATGGCGAACCGTCCGGGGTATATACGCCGCTCCCGCACCAATGCGAGATAGTGCAGTACAACGGTGTCCCGTATCTGCGGTATGACTTCGGTTGGGGTGAAAAAGCCGCGATTGAACTTGAATACTGCGGGATCATGACGAAGTTTCAGTATAAGAATGACATCATGGGCGAAAACAATCATGCACTGTTCCCGACAATGGATTTAATACACATTCAGAATCAGGGAATACAGGAAGGTGTTAAGTCTGCCGCTACATATCGTTTCATGGCACAGGTCAGCAACTTCACGAAAGCGGAAGACCTTGCGAAAGAGCGCAGACGGTTTACAGAGGAAAACTTCAGCAAAGACGCAAAGGGCGGCGGTCTTCTTCTGTTCCCGAACACTTACAAGGATGTTAAACAGATCGAAGTCAAACCGTGGATTGTAGACGATAAGCAAATGGAAATCATCAAGTCCAATGTGTTTGAGTACTTCGGCGTGAATGAGGATGTTTTGGAAAATAAGGCTTTCGGTGATGCATGGGCGGCGTTTTACGAGGGCGCAATAGAACCTTGGTCCATTCAGTTTTCCGAAGTCATGACGAAGATGCTTTATACGCTTCGGGAACAGACACAGGGCAATCAGGTCATGGCTACATCATCCCGGCTTCAGTACATGAGCAACGCCGACAAACTTGCGGTATCCGCACAGATGGCAGACCGTGGACTGATGACAAGGAATGAGATTCGTGAGATTTGGAATCTTGCACCGCTTCCCGAACCGCTTGGGTCACAGCTTCCCGTAAGAGGGGAATACTACAACGCAAACGACACAAACGAGGTGAACAACGATGAAGAAGGAAATCAGAGCATTTAGCTTTGAAGTCCGTGCAGAGGAAAACGAGGAACACGGTCACTTCCTGACCGGGCGACCTATCGTATACAATTCCCGGACGGACTTGGGTTGGTATGACGAGATTATTGAAAGCGGCGCACTTGACGGGACTGATCTCCGTGATGTGCGCTTTTTGATTAACCACAACACCGACATGATCCCGCTTGCCCGGAGTCGCAACAACACGGACAACAGCACCATGCAGATGATTGTGGACAGTGACGGCATGGGCATCCGGGTCGACCTTGATACGGAAAACAATGCCGAAGCAAAAAGCCTGTATTCGGCTGTGAGCCGTGGCGATATATCTGGTATGTCGTTCATGTTTACAGTCGATTCGGACGCATGGGATGACATCGAAAGCGAACACCCGACCAGGACGATCCGCGCAATCGAAAAGGTCTTTGAGGTGTCCGCTGTGACCTTCCCGGCGTATGAAGCAACATCTATCACCGCAAGGGGTCTTGCTGATGCACTGGAGAGCGCAAAAGCATCACTGGAGAGTGAGCGCACCCGGCTGAGAGAGATGGAGCAGAAAAAGAAAGCCGTGAGGCTGTTGCTTGAAATCTGAGTAAAGGAGTAAAACGCATGGAATACAATTTCGCTGAAAAGACCATCGAAGAGATGGAAGCAAGAAAAGCGGAACTGCTGACCGCGATTGATGCGGACGGCGCGGATATTGATGCCATTGATGCCGAAGCACGGGCGATCAAGGCAGAGATTGAAGCACGCAAGGCGGCAGAGGCTAAGAAAGCCGAAATCCGCAAGGCAGTCGCTGAAGGTGTCGGAACTGTTGTCAAAACCATCGAAGAGGAGAAGAAAAACACTATGACCATCGCAGAAGTCAGAAAGATGCCTGAGTATATCAATGCATACGCAAACTACATCAAGACCGGGCGTGATGAGGAGTGCCGAGCGATCATCAGCACCAATGCCCCGGAGTCTGTGACGGGTTCTGGTCCTGTGCCTGTCCCGGAGATCGTGGACGCATTTGTCCGCACCGCATGGGAGCGGGATGCGATCATGTCCAGAGTTCGCCGCACCTTCGTTCGCGGGAATCTGAAGGTCGCATTTGAACTTTCCGCAGACCCGGCGAATGTTCACGCAGAGGGAACGCCGCACCCGAATGAGGAAACCCTTACCCTGGGCATGGTGGCACTGATCCCGGAGAATATTAAGAAATGGATCACTATCACGGACGAAGCCCTTACGATGGGCGGGGAAGAGTTCCTCAGATACGTTTACGATGAGATCACCTACCAGATCGTTCGCAAGGCGGCGGCTCTTGGCATTGCGGATATCGTCAATGCCCCGGCGACAAGCGACAGCGATGATATCGGTGTCCCGGTCATTACTGCCGCCCCGGCTATCACCACGATCCCGACAGCGGCGGCAAACCTCACTGATGAGGCGGAAAATGTTGTCGTTGTCATCAACAGGCTGACTGAGGTCGATTTCCTTGCCGCACAGGCGGCGGGACAGTTCAGCATTGACCCGTTTGCGGGACTGCCCAGGGCCTACACCTCTGCGCTGAAAGCATACAGCGCGGCTTCCTCTGGTGAGACTTACGCCATTGTCGGCGACCTGTCTGCGCTTCAGTTCAACTACCCGGAAGGTGACGGGATCGTGCTGAAGTATGACGATCTTTCCCTTGCAGAGTCCGACCTTGTCAAGATCGTGGGTCGTCAGTACGCCGCTCATGGTGTGACCGCTCCGGGCAGGCTTGTTAAAGTCGCAAAGGCATGATTAAACTTCTCAGAGATTCCAGGATATGGCACAAGGCGGGTGAGGTGGTAAACGCTTCACCCGCTGAGGTGTCTTTCCTTGTGTCGGTTGGCTCTGCTGTGGAAGTGGGAGCGGACACGGAAGCGGCAGAAGCACCCGAAGAACCTGTAAAAGCAGAAACGGCAGTTGCTCCCAAAAAGCGGGTGCGTAAAAAGTAAGGGGTGCGATCATGGCATTGCTTGACAAAGTGAAAGCGGCGTGCCGGGTAGCATCAAACGCATATGACGAAGAACTGACTGACCTTATCGAATCGGGTCTTGCAGATATGGGGATAACTGATATTAAAAGTGCAGTTTTAACCGATACTGACCCAGACCCGCTTATTAGAAAGGCGGTCATAACATACTGCCGCATGAATTTCGGGTATCAGGATGAATTAGCCTACGAACGCTTAAAAGCCTCTTACGATGAGCAGAAAAGTCAGTTGCTCATGAGCGGCAGATATACGGATTGGGGTGATCTTGATGCGTGACGGCGGTATTCTTCGTTTTTATTCACTTCAGAACACGGCAAGCGCGGGGGCAATGCCCACGGACAGACTTGTTGAAAAGGGTGCGGCATGGTATGCGTACCGTACTTCTGGAGTGGTGCGGCGTTATGAATCACAGGGCGCAAACCGGGAATATGACTTTGTTGTGCGGTGCTTCAATATGGTCGAAATCCCGGCAGATTCCCGCTATGTGATTCTTGACGATGGGACAGGCACACAGTACCAGATTGACAACACTGAAAGAATGTTTGAAGAGGATGCGGTTGATTTAACCCTCATCAGATTGGATGACCTGTATGAAGTCGCTGAATGAAAAACTTTCTGCGGTTCGTGATACTCTCCTGACGGTGATTGACGGCAGAGGGAACAGTGTACCTGTGTATCATTATTTCCGTCCAACAAGCATCACCAAGGGATACATTGTGTGGATGGAAGACGGGGAAGATGTTTCCTTTGCCGCCGAAAACCGAAAGGCTGAACAGCAGATACATGGAACAATAGACTACTACACACAGACGGAATTTGACCCGGTCACCGATAACGTGCAGAACGCATTGGATGGCGCACGGATTGGGTTCCGTCTGAATTCTGTGCAGTATGAGGACACATCTAAACTCATTCATTACGAATGGGAGTTCTGGACGGTGTGACATGGGGTACAAGGTCGGTAAAGGCATAGATAAGTACATACAGAATCTGACAAACCTCACGTTTGAATCTGAAGAGATAACGAAGAGGGGCGTTTATGATGGTATGAAAGTCGTTGCTGATGCGATTGTGTCCAGTATCGGCAGTATTAAACCAGGTCACGGGATCAGTGAGGCAGATATTGAAGGTCTTCGGTCTGGTTTTGGTATTGCACGGATTGAGAACAGGGGAGGCACGATAAACACGAAAAGCGGTTTCGCCGGGAAGAACAGCAAGGGTAAAAGTAATTCTGCTGTAGCCCGTGAGATTGAAAGCGGCACAAGCTACAGAAGCAAACAGCCCTTTGTTGGTACAGCGGGGCGAAAAGCAAAAGCGGCGGCAGAACAGGCGATAGCTCAGACAATTGATGATGAGATCAACAAACGAATGAACTGAAAGGAGATTTAACATTATGGCAGTCGGAAAAGTTTGCACAGGTTTTTCCCTTCCGTATGTGGCAAAATACGCCGCTTCTGGCGGTGTTGTAACGTATTCCGATGGTATGCGGCTTGCCCGTGGCGTATCCGTGAGCATTGCCCCGGAAGTCGCGGACAATAACGATTTCTATGCAGATAACGTGCTTGCTGAATCGGTCAGCGGCACTTTCACTGGCGGTACTGTCACCCTGACGGTTGACGGTCTTCTCCCGGCGGCAGAAGAGTTCATCTTTGGTCTGCCCGAAGCGGCAACGGTCGGAACGGTGTCCGTTCTGAAGTACGGTGATGCCGCACAGCCGCCGTATGTGGGCATCGGTTTTATCGCCCGGTATATGTCTGACGGCGTGACCACTTATAAAGTCATCGTGCTGACCAAAACAAAGTTCAGCCTTCCGACCGAAGAGGCGGCGACCCAGGAAGATGCTATCGCATGGCAGACCCAGGCACTGGAAGCGACCATCATGCGTGATGATACCGCAGATCATGACTGGAAACTGGTAGCGGCGACCGAGTACACGACCGAGGCGGCGGCAGAAGCTGACCTTAAGAAGATTCTGAACATTACCTGACCATAACAAGGGGGAACGCCAACAATGACGATCAACGGCAGAGAAATACGCTTCAGACGGACGGTGAAAACAAACTGTCTGTTAGCCGAGCAGTCACCGAATAAGGATATTACAAGATATTCAGAACTGTGGACGGACGCGAGTTTTTCAGATGGACAGCTTGCCGCCGCTTTTTTTATTTTCGCCATGTCAGACGGTTATGAATCATGGCGGTCTTTCAAAGAACCGGGATATATTCCGAAACCAATCAGCGTTGAAGAACTGATGACGCTTGACGAATCTGAGTTTGGTGCATTGCTTGGGGAAGCCATAAGCGCATACAACTCAGATGGTAAAACCACGGTGCAGACACAGCCGAAACGATCAAAAAAAAAGGTAACGCCACAGGCGCAAAAGTCCGAATGAATCTTTCATGGTTCGTTTATTATGGTTTGCGGCTTGGGTTGTCCCGGGGCGAAACTATAGTTCTGCGAATCGGTGAATTGTTGGACTTAATAGCGTGCGACCAAATCTATAACGGCATTGCAGAACAGAAAAAAGAAGCGATGCCGTTTGATGAGGCAATGAAGTTGAGGTGAACGCATGGCGGCAGATATTGGCGTAAAAGTTTCAATTGACGGTTATTCCGAATTTAAAAAGAATATACAAGACATTACGCAGTCACAAAAGACATTAAAGTCTGAAATGACTGCCGTGTCTTCCGCATGGGATAAAAACACAAGCGCAGAGAAGAAGAACGCCGAAACAAAAAAGATTCTTGCGGCACAGGTCGAAGCACAGAAGCAGAAGATTACCGAACTTGAAAGTGTACTTTCAAAAGTAGAAGAGAAATACGGCGCGAATTCCCGTGAGGCTAACTCATGGCGTGAAAAACTGAACCTTGCGACCGCTGACCTTAACAAGCTGAATCAGGAATTAAAAGAGATTCCGAACGGACTTCAGCAGTTTGGGCAGAATATGCAAGATGCCGGGGCAAAGGTGTCTTCTGTCGGTGAAGGTATCAAAGGGGTCGGCGACAATCTGACAAAGTTTGTCACTGTACCGCTTGCGGGAATCGGCGCGGCATCAATCGCGGCGTTTAACGAAGTAGATCAGGGCGTTGATACCATCATAGCGAAGACGGGCGCAAGTGGCGAAGCATTGGACAGCTTGACCGAATCAATGAACAGACTTGCCACTTCTGTGCCGACAGACTTTGAAACAGCCGGGGCGGCAATCGGAGAGGTCAACACCCGTTTCGGTCTGATGGGTGAAGAACTTGACAAGGTATCCCTTGCGTTCGTCCAGTTCGCACAGCTTAACGGGACGGATGTGTCCGGGAGCATTGACAAGGTACAGGCATCAATGGCGGCGTTTGGTCTTGATGCCAAAGACGCGACTTCCGTGCTTGATATCCTCAACAAAGCGGGTCAGGACACGGGCGTATCAATGGACACGCTTGCGAGTGCTTTGACCACGAACAGCACGGTATTACAAGAGGCGGGGTTCAGCTTTGAACAGTCTGCGGGATTCCTTGCCAATCTGAATAAAAACGGTGTTGATTCCGGGGCGGTCATGGCGGGGCTGAAAAAAGCCCTTCAGAACGCTACGAAGGAAGGGAAGCCGCTCAACCAGGCATTGTCTGAGTTACAGACAAAGCTGAAAGGCGCAAAGAATGACACTGAAGCTATGCAGATGGCAACAGAGTTATTCGGAGCAAAGGCGGGGGCGCAGTTAGCGGATGCGCTGAACGAGGGACGCATCTCCCTTGATGCATCTGCAAACAGTATTGAAAATTGGGGCAACAGTGTAAACAGTACTTTTGAAGCTACACAGGACGCACCCGACAAGCTGAAAACAACTTTCAATGAATTAAAGATCATTGGCGCAGACCTTGGCGGCACATTGTTAGAAATGGCTGTCCCGGCACTGCAAAAGCTGTCAGAAGTCGTTTCAAGCGCACGAACAGCATGGGAAGGACTGGACGAAGGACAGAAACAGGCAATAGTTACCATTGGTCTTGTGGTGGCGGCGGTCGGTCCTGTGGTGTCTACAATTGGCGGTCTTGTGATCGGTGTTGGACAGGCTATAACGGCATTTGGCACGATTACTGCGACACTGGGCGCGGTCGCCCCGGCTTTCGGCGCGGTAGTCGCCGCCGCCGCTCCCTTTATCGCAATCGGCGCGGCAGTAGTGGCGGCGGGTGTTGCGATTTATAAAAATTGGGACACCATCAAAGAAAAAGCCGCCGAATTGGATGAGGCAATCAAGACAAAGTTTGAAGAGATCAAAAACACCGCACAAGAGAAGTGGGAAGCATTCAAGCAGAAGACTTCTGAAACGTGGGACGCAGTCAAACAGAAAGCATCTGAAACGGGTGCGGTAATGGTGGCGGGTGTCAATACCACGTTAAGCAATATGCAAGCCGCATACGAAACCCAGGGCGGCGGCATTACAGGGGCGGCGGCGGCAATCATGACGGGCGTTGAAGGTGCATTTCAGACGGGTTATGATGCCTTGAATACGCTAACTGACGGAAAACTTGGGGAGATCGTAAACAGTTTCAATGAAAAGACGGGCGGTCTTCTGGACAAGGCAAAAGAGGTATGGGAAGGAATTAAACAAACGGTTCTTGACGGTGTCAACAAGCTGAAAGAACTGATGAATTTTGAATGGAAACTTCCGCATTTGGATTTACCACATTTCCACATCAGCGGTACGTTTTCACTTAACCCGCCGAGTGTTCCTTCTTTTTCGGTCGATTGGTATGCGAAAGCTATGCAGAACGGCGTGATTCTTAACAGCCCCACGATTTTCGGGGCGCAGAATGGTCGCCTGTTGGGTGCGGGTGAAGCGGGTGCGGAAGTCGTTGTCGGTGCGGGTAGTCTGTCGCGTATGATTCAAAGCGCAGTAAACAACACTTACAACAACGGCGGCAATACTATCAACGTATTCGGCGCACCCGGTCAGGATGTGCGTGAATTGGCGCATGAGGTCGCTGACATCATTAACGGTGACGTGCAGAGCAAGGGGGCAGTATGGGCTTGAAGATTCCATACAACTACATAACGTATAACGGCAAGTCTTCCGCTGATTATGGTGTATGGGTCAGCGGGGGCGGCACGTTTGACGCACCTCCCAGGGATGTGCAGACGGTAAGCGTACCAGGGCGAAACGGTGACCTGACTTTTGACAACGGAAGGTTCACTAATATCCCGGTCACATACCCGGCGTTTATTTCTAACCGATTTCAGCCGCGCATTGATGATTTCCGTGCGTGGTTATGCTCCCATGTGGGATATCAGCGGTTAGAAGACACATATCACCCGGATGAATTCCGCATGGGTGTTTATAAGAGCGGATTAAGCGTATCACCGACCGCCCGGAATCTTGCGGGATCATTTGCGCTGACCTTTGACTGTAAACCGCAGAGGTATCTGAAAAGCGGTGAACTGCCCATGACCTTTTCCGCTTCCGGGGTGGTGCGGAATCCCACGAATTACGCCGCATTGCCGCTGATTCGGTGCAACGGTACGGGCGGCACGGTCACTGTAAATGGCGTTTCTGTGGCGGTCACAGGCTGTACAAGCTACGTTGACCTTGATTGCGACATAATGGAAGCCTACGAAGGAAATGCGTCAAGAAACGGCACTACAACGCTTCAGAACGGGGCGTTTCCGAAGCTGTCGCCGGGTGACAATGCGGTATCATTCACGGGCTTTTCTTCCGTGGTAATCACGCCACGGTTTTACACGATCTAAGGGGGTGCGGACATGATTCCTATTCTGTTTGCACCTTCCGCAACATCGTTCAGCACGAACGGCATCGGCAGACTGTCGGAAATGATTAGCTGTGAAGTCACGGAAGAGCGGAACGGTGTCTATGAACTGACCGCCACGATTGGCACGGACAGCAAGCATTATTCTGACATCGTACACAGCGCGATTATCGGCGTGATCCCGCATGACGGGGGTAATGTCCAGGCGTTCAGAATCTACAAGATTTCAAAGCCTATCGGCGGCATCATCACCATCAATGCACAGCACATCAGCTATGAACTGTCGCACATTCCCACAAGACCATTCACGGCGGCAAATGTGGGCGCGGCACTTGCGGGGCTGAAGTCCAACAGTATGCAAGATAACCCGTTCACATTCTGGACGGACAAAAGCACGATTGCCAATTACAAACAGGCGAAACCCGAAAGCATCCGGGCGCGGTTAGGCGGTCAACAGGGGTCAATACTGGATGTCTACGGCGGCGAATACGAATTCGACAACTACACAGTAAAGCTGTGGAATAATCGCGGTTCTGACCGGGCTGTGACGCTTCGGTATGGCAAGAACATCACCGACATAAAGCAAGAGGAAAACATACAGAACACCATCACAGGCATTGTTCCGTATTGGTGCGGTGGTGATGATGAGGTGGTCTACTACAACGGCATTGTAGAGGCTTCCACGGCGGCAAATTTCCCGTATAAGAGAAGTGTTTCGTATGACTTTTCCGGGGACTTCCAGAGCGCACCAACAGCCGCGCAGCTCAAACAGATTGCAGAGCGGTACATTATCCGCAACAGCATCGGAATCCCGGCGGTAAGCATCAAAGTCAGTTTCGTGGCACTGTGGCAGACCGAAGAATATAAGGACATAGCACCACTTCAGCGGGTGAACCTCTGCGATTGGGTCACCATCCAATTTGAACGGTTGGGCATCAGCGCAAAAGCGAAAGTGATCAAGACCGTTTATGATGTTCTGACAGAGCGGTACAAGTCCATAGAATTGGGGGAAGCCCGGACGGACTTTGCTTCTTATGTGGTCGGTCTTTCCGCTCAGACAGAGCAGAACGCCGAAGCGGTGGCGACCAATAAGAATTATGTCATGACGCAGATTGACACCAAACTGCTTGCGTTTGAAGATGTGATGAACGAAGCAATTGAGGATGCGACCGACCAGATACGGGGCGCGAACGGCGGCAACATCGTCACCCGGCTGAATGCACAGGGTCAACCGTATGAACTGCTTATCATGGACAACACCGACATACAGGCGGCGCGGAATGTGTGGCGTTGGAATATCGGCGGTCTGGGTTATTCTTCCACAGGCTATAACGGCAGATATGGCACGGCTATCACCCAGAGCGGCGCAATAGTCGCGGACTACATCACAGCCGGGACGATGACCGCAAACCTGATCAGGGCGGGAATCCTGAGAGATTTGAATAACAAGAATTACTGGAATCTTGAAACGGGTGACATGGTCATATCCGGGCGGCTGAATGCGGCATCTGGTACGTTTGCGGGTGAACTGCAAGCGGCTACAGGCAGTTTTTCCGGGCAGATTAAGGGCGGTACTATTCAGATAGGCGGTACTGATGCGGCACCGATTTTTGCAGTAAATGCAGATGGTAAAGTCGTAATGAAAAATTTCGACTTGGATGGCGTTGGTAATGCGGCAACCATTGGCTGTTTTGTGATGAACTGCGAAAATCTTCGTGCCGGGACTGCGGTGATTGAAGGCGATTTGCACATGAACGGCGGCACGATCTACGCCGGGGATGTACAGGCAAGCAGTGTGGGCGCGGGGTCTGTTGAATGCGGAACACTGTACTGTCAGAATCCCCCGTGGTCGGTTTATGACCCGTATGATGATTCTGACCGCCGTTTAAAGCGTGACATCACCGACATTGACGGGACTGCCGCGCTTGCCTTTATCCTTGCGCTGAATCCTAAAAAGTACACCTTAAAGAAGGATGAGCGCGAAGCGTTGGGATTTATCGCCCAAGATATACAGGACACCATGAAGCGGCTGAATGTCAACTATCCGCTCATCAAAGAGCGGGAAGATGGGATGCTTGCTCTGAACTATCAAAACCTTCTTGCGCTTATTGTTTCGGCAATTCAGCAACTTGCGAGGTAAATCATGTACACACAGGCTATAAACTTAGATGTGATACCCGCCGGGGTGCGCCCGGTCATCCATGTATCACAGTTTGACAACCAGGTGCAGGCGTTGCGGTTCACGCTGTATAAGGACAACTTGCCGTTCACCATTCCGGGCGGCGCGGCTGTTCTTATCAACGGCTACAAACCAGACAACACGGCGTTTTCTTATGCGGCGACCGCCACAAGCGGACAGACGGCGACCTTTTCAGTTACACAGCAGATGACCGCCGTGCCGGGTGATGTTGAGTGTGAACTGCGCGTCAGAACGGCAAGCGAGATCATCGGTACGCTGAATTTCATCCTGAGGGTGGAGAAAGCCCCTCTGACTGATGATTCAGTTATCTCTGAAACGGAAATCCCGCTGATTGAACAGGCTGTTGATATCGCGGCTAACCTTGCCGAATACATACAGCAGACACTGGATGCGGCAAGCGCGGCAAGCGCAAGCGCACAGGCGGCGGCTACATCTGCAACAGATGCGGCGACAGAGGCGGCAAGCGCGGAAGTGAACGCGCAGAACATCTACGATATGTATGACAGCATCAATGCCGCAAAAACAGCCGCTAACACTGCGGCGGCGAACGCCAACAACGCCGCTTCACTGCTGACAGACATAACGGCACAGGCGACCACACTTCAGCCCGGATCAAGCGCAACGGTGACTTATGACGCGACCAACAAGCGGTTCACCTTCGGCATTCCACAGGGCGAAAAGGGTGATGAGGGCGGCGCGACCGCACCGCTTGCCGGGTTCTTTACCATGTATGTCGGGGATGACGGTTACCTGTGGGCGGTATCTCAGACAGATGTTTCCGACCTGTTTTACTACGATGAAACAGAAGGTGTTCTCTACTATGTGACAGATGACGGGGGTAATAATAATGGCTGATGTTTATACACGGATTGGCTATATCAAAGGCGCAACGGGCGCGACAGGCGCACAGGGCGCAAAGGGTGACACGGGTGATGCGGCGACCATACAGGTCGGCAGTGTAACAACCGTCCCCTATGGACAGACCGCAAACGTGGTCAACAGCGGAACGGAACAGGCGGCGATTTTTGATTTCACAATCCCACAAGGTCGCCCCGGACAGCAGGTCACGGAGATGGATACCTTACTGCTGAATTCTATTACTACATCAGCGGCAGAGTTTCCCGTCCCGGCAGTCGGAGAGACAGGCAAGGTGTTGTGGGGTAAGGTGGTCAAATGGTTTTCTGACATGGCGGCATTGGTCGCCACGAAACTCAATGCCGCAAACGTGGTGAACAATCTGACCACAACGGCGAGCGGTTACGCATTGGACGCGAGACAGGGTAAGGCTTTGCACGATGAGAACTTTTACTCGTCCGGGGACACGTTAGTGCTTAATGATGCCACATATACGGCAATGTCAAATGCGACCGGGAATCTGATTACGCTATTTATTTCTTTGCCAAAGCAGACAAATGGTACTAAGTCTGTAAGCGTAAATAGTGTATCCATAAACTGGGTGCGTGCGAATGGTCAGACATATCAGGGAACGCTTGTGGTGACTGACGGTGTGGCGGGTTATATTAATACTCCCGGAACTCTGAATATTAATATCAGCGGTACTTTCCCGGCTATCCAAATGACGGGAGTTAATTTCCGGGCAAATTTCACGGTGATGTAAAGGAGGCAATCATGGACAAGCTGAAATTTATGGACGGCACAATCATCGACATTGAGGACGGTGCGACACTGTCCGAGGTCACGCACATCGCCACGAACGAGGCAAATGCCCTGTTTGTCTGCGGAAAGGTCACGGCTGAGAATGTGGCACATCTGGAGTTTTACCATGAGGATATGCTGACCGGGCAGTATGACAACATCATTCTTGCCGCTCCCACTACACGGGAAGACGGCGAAGGTGAAACGGTCATCGTGCGGATGCACTTCCGGGAGAAGACAGACCTTGAAATCCGGGTGGATGCCCTGGAAGAAGGGCAGACCGTACAGGACGGGGCTATCGAAGACATCGGCGCAGTTCTTTCCGACATGGCAGAGGGGTGACGATATGGGAAGATTCTACGGTCTTAAAATCAAAAACGGCGAGATCAACCCCAACACGGGCGCGGCATGGACTATCGAAGATGTGCCGAAGCTGTGGCGCAAGGCTACGGCGGCATGGTTGGCGGCTAACACAGACTGACAACGGGGCGGCTTCGGTCGCCCTTTTTTCATAGGGGGGGCAAACATGGAAATTATCTCATTTATTTCGGCGCACTGGCTTGAGTGGCTTTTTACGGCTGTTCTTGCGGTGCTGTCGTTCCTGTTTAAGACCCTGCAAAACCAACTGAAAGCGGAGCAGGAAAAGAACCAAGCCATTGCAGACGGCGTACAAAGCCTTTTGCGGGAATCCATTGTCAACGGGTATAACAGATATCAGGATAAAGGATTCTGCCCCATATACGCAAAGGAAAGCCTAAAAAAGCTGTACAAAGCGTATCACGGGCTTGGCGGCAATGATGTCGCTACGGAGTTATACAACAAGCTGTTAAAAATGCCTGAAGAAAGAGAGGGGAAAGATGAAAATTCCTGATGCTGTGTACGATATTTTAAAATGGGTCGGTCTGATTGTTCTGCCGGGCTGTGCGTGGTTCGTGGGCAGAGTTGCCCCGGCGTGGGGATGGGAGAATGTTGACGCTATCGTCATTACCCTCAATTCCCTTGGAACCCTCATCGGCGTTCTGATCGGTGTCAGCACCCTCAGTTATTACAAGGACGGGGGCGCAGAATGACCAACTACGAACGAGGCAAACAGCTTCTGTGGGGCGGCTACACGGCGTATACGCCTGATTTAAAGTCACGGGCGGTAAAAGCTAAGAGGTACGGAAAAGAACCCCGTGTAGGGGCTATAATCGAATACTATGTAGCTTCTAAGGGGCGCATTGGTCACACTGGTATTGTGGTTGACTGTGAATTCCGAAACGGGGCGTATGACTTCCACACGGTCGAAGGGAACAGCGGAAACGCCGTCAGCATCGTACACCACAATCTGACACCCGCGCAGATTGGCGGCGGTAACCATGTTGACGGATTTGTGTATCCTGACTTCCGTGCGGAAACATGTTCCGCTGAACAGCTTGTAGCTATCGCCCGTTCACAGGTGGGATACCGGGAAAAGAACAACGCTACAGACCTGGAATCCTTCAGAACCGACCATGACGGCGGCGGCAACTATACAAAATACAATGCATGGGGTGCGGGGTGCGGTTGGGGCTACCAACCCGCCGAGTGGTGCGCTACGTTTGTTTCGTGGGTGGCGTACATGGGCTGTGTGTCCGCACATGACTATGCTCCCGGTTGGTTCAAAGACGGGGAGAACTGGACATACCGCAAGAAGGGCGGTGAATATGCCCGTGACGAATGGGTGTATGACGGCGGCAGATGGTATGTGTTCGATGGTGCTTGCCATATGATCCGGGGGTGGTTCAAAGATTCCACGGGTGACTGGTATTATATGGCGGGTGATGGCGGTATGTGTTCCTCTCAGTGGGTCGTTGATGAGAAGGGCAAAATGTACTACATGACCGCATCCGGGGCAATGGCACGGACAGCCTATGTAAAAGAACCACGACCCGACAAAGCGGGACAGCATTTCTATTACTTCGTGGACGAACACGGGGTATATCAGCGGCAGTATGACACCTATTTCCCGCATCTTGAAATTTACGAAGAAGCAAAGTAAAATAATATCGAATTGGGGTGTATCTCTGCGGAGTGCATCTGTGGGGGATGGATGCGTCCGTCCCTCATTTGATTTGTGAGAAAGCCGGGGGCTATATGCTCCCGGTCTTTTTTTGTGCCTAAAATTAAATGTGCATTTTTAAAAAATAACTGTTGACATCCTTATAGGTATATGATATCATATAGTCAAGAAAGGAACATGGAACACACAGAAGGGAGAACAGTAATGATTAAGGCATTGGTTGAATATGTCGGCAGAAATGGAAAGACAATCGTCAAAGGATTCCACACCCTTGAAGAAGCATTTGACTTCTGCGCTAAGTTAGACAAGCGCATTGAAAAGGGAACTTGCACCGGGTATCTGATGACCGAACTGAACTGACAGCAACAGCCCCGCCGGGCGGGCAAAACCCGGCAGAAATGGAGAACAGCAATGAAGGGATATGAAGTGGACGGGTACTGTGAGCGGTATTACATCAATGGTTGGGAAGAGGGCAGAAGCTACTTCTTCAGCGTGGGCAGTTTCACGGAACAGCAGTACAACCAGATGCGCCGGGGCGAAACGGTCACCTATAACGGCAATGAATTCCGCATCGAAAGAACCGAGATCGAATGAGCATCTTATATAGAAGGGAGAGCAATCATGAAAAGGGACTATGACGAACTGCACAGGCTTCTTGACGAAGCGAATGAAGCAAAGGACAGGCTTGCAAGGCTTTCTGACCATCTGAGAGAAGCAGGGTTCGACAGGAAAGCAGATTCTTGCATGACATTGGTGTACAAAATCGAGGAATGGCAGAATAGGGGGTGATAAAAGTGACGATCAAAGATTTTCTGGAACTGTGTACTATGGTAGGTGAGCCAGTTGCTCTTTACAACCTCAGTACAGAAGAAATGACAATCGGCGAAGTTGGAGAGCCAAATATGTTTGAAACCATAAGCATTGAAGTATTAAATGCGGAACTGATGTCATGGGATTATGTCAATACTTTAAACGAGGGTTATATGATTTGCCTTAACTATGAAGGCTGAGAGGTGACCACATGGGAAGAAAGTACACAGAGGCGCAGGCGAAAGCCACGAAGAATTATTATGAGAAGCAGACCGAAAGCGGACAGGTGCAGATCATTGTGCGAATGACGAAGGAAGACCGGGAGCGGCTACAGAAAGCGGCGGCGGCATCCGGGAAAGCACAGAAGGACTTTGTCATGGATGCGCTGAACGAAGCGATAAAAAAAGAGATCGGAGCGGGGGAATGACCCCCGCTCGACCCGGTTCGCCGGGTCTTTTTTGTGTCACGAAAATGTCACGAAGGGCGGCGTGTGAACGAAAATGTCACAAGAAAAACCACCTAAAACCATCCAAAAACGCCTACTTTACACATCCGTTTTCTCAATAGAAAAAGTCTGGAAAACCGCAGAATTCCTTGGTTTCTCAGACTTTTTTCTCATATCGGGATGACAGGATTCGAACCTGCGGCATCCTGCTCCCAAAGCATACACCCTATGGAATAAAAGCCGCATCACTGCGCCATTTTCCGGGCTGATGTGTCACGAAGATGTGACGAACAAAACCGGGCAAAAGAAACTACTTTGCCGCAAAGATGCGTTCTATGGCGGCGGGTGCGTCCTCTTTTTCTTCCAGTATGTGGGAATAGACCTGTATGGTCATGCTCTCATCATGTCCCATGATTGCGGCAATCTTTTTCGTGGACAACGCCGGGACTTGATAGCACAACTCAGAACAGAAATTGTGCCGAAAGATGTGCGGGGTCAGTCCGTCAATGACTTTGATGTGATCCGTTCCACCTGCCGCCCGGTTGAGTTTCTTTGTGATGCTCTCCCACATCCTACGAAAGCCTGACTGCGTCATGATGCCGCCATCTGCGTTGTGGATGAGATAATCACCCGGAACGGTCGGGATGTACTCCCGGAGAAAGGCGGCGAACGGTGACGCAAGCGGAACGCTCCTGAAGCCTTTCTGCGACTTCGGCGGTTTGATATTGGACGAATTACCGATAAACTCAACAGAACGGCATACACGGACGCACAGCCGCCTTAAATCGACATCTGCGGCGGTCATGCCTAACGCTTCACCTCTACGCAAGCCGCAGTAATAGAGAAGGAAAATGAAACATCTTTGCATCGGTGTCAGGTCAGCCGAGAATATGGCGGCTTTCTCTGTGTCGGTTAATACCCGGCGTTCTTTCCGGGCGTATTTGGGCAGTTGTACGGCTCTCAGAGGGCGCAAAACTGTTTCACTGAGTAAATGGTCATCTACTGCGCTTTCGGCGATCTGAAGCACTGTGCGGCGTATTAGCTGACAGGTGCGAGGATGCTGTGAGTTTGCCGCTATCAGTTGTTGAAAGTGAATCTTGGATAGTTCGCACAGGCGAACATTGCCAATCATTGGCGTGATGTAATAGCGGATAATATCGCTATACTGCCGCTGTGTGTTGTTGGTGTATATCGTTTTCGTTTTCAACCATTCTTTGGCGTACTGTTCCACGGTGGTGTCCGTTTTTCTGGACACCTTCCCGGTCTTCACAAGTGCGCCGAATTCCTGCACCATCTTTTCAAGGTCTGCGGAACTCTTCCGGGAGCGGATGCGCTTGTAGTGCTTGCGCCCGTATTCGTCAAAAGTCCCGTCCCATACATTAGTTGAAAAGTATCCCTGTTTATCACGGGTGTATTTTGCTTTTCCCATGTCCTTTTCCTTTCTAAAGATTATCTTTAGTCTCTCAAAGTTTATTCTATTTTCAATAGCGTTTTGATTGCCGTTTGTACATGATCCGGGGCGGCGTGATAGGCGTTTAATAGTTCCTGATCTTCTGTGCTGATGTTTTCTGGACGGGTTGCAAGTCGGTTCAAGTCATCTTCGTTTAAGAATCTGACAGTTACATCTGAACGACCAGTTAAATAGTCGGTGCTGAGATTGAGGACATCACCGAGCGCAACAAGCGTTTCAACATCGGGGGTTCTTACTCCACGTTCATACTGTGAAATACTCTGTTTGGTTATACCGAGTCTGTCCGCAAGGTCTTGCTGTGACATTCCAGAATTGACCCTCGCTGACTTTACTCTGTTTTTGAGAGTCTCCATGCGTCTTCTTCCTTTCCCTTATCATGTCAACAAATTGTTTATTTTCTACTTGACTATTATAAACTAATTGATTATACTGTGTAAAGTAAACATTTAGTTCACATAATCCAATAGAAAGGGGGTAAAGCGTATTGGTTACAACGATGCCAGACCGTAAAGCAATCGGAGAAAAACTGCGGAACCTGCGAGGGAGTCGAAGTCTGGACGAAGTCGCAAAGGCTTTGGGCGTTACTTCGATGGCGGTTTCTTTGTGGGAGCGTGGAGAACGTGCGCCGTCCGATGAGATGAAGGTACGGATTTCCAACTACTACAAGAAATCGGTTACCAGTATTTTTTTTGCAAAGGGGTAAACAATTAGTTCACTCCGAAGAAAGGGGAAAAGATGAGATTCCCGAAACCATTCATGAAGGGCAGTGAACTTCAAAAAATGGGAATCTGCCCGGAACTTCTCCGAATGGCTTACGGCGATAAGACACAGCGGTTCGCCATGAAGCTACACCCGGAGAAAAGCAACAGCACCATCCTGTTTAATACCGCAGGTCTTGCGGAATGGATGGAGAAGCACATTGAAAACCAAATGAAGGGATTACAGAGAACATGACGAAACTTGAAAAAGAGTTGCGGCGGCGTGAAGAACGGCGCATCAACAGCCTTAACAAGATGGAAAACGATCTTGCCGAAGATGCATTGAAAGCGTTGTGGTCGGTGGTGCTTGTCCTCATCGGCATCGTGTTGGGCTTTTATATGTCAGAAAGCCGCTCACAAGCCTCTACAACCGTTTCTATTGCTCCACGGTGCGAATATGTGGGTGCGATACCTACAGAGGCACAGAGAGCCGCAGAGCCGCCCACAGGGGTAAACGAAACGCCGCTTGCGTCCATGCCTGACGCTGAAATGGTCGAAGCAATTGGCACAAGGTGGGAGCGGTTGGGTAAATGGAAAACCACGGGTTACTGCCCGTGTAGACGGTGCAATGGTCGCAACGCCGGGAAAACGGCAAGCGGCGCACCCATAACACCCGGTCGAACGGTTGCTGTTGGCGGGTTGCCATTCGGTACAGTTCTTAGGGTAAACGGTCAGGAATACGTTGTCGAAGACCGTGGAACGCCATACGGTCACATTGATTTTTTGTACCCGGATCACAAAACGGCATCACGCCACGGGGTGCAGTATCTGGAAGTTTATATCAAGAAGGGGGAATGACTATGGAACTTGCAGTGATGTTTGTGCCGTTCATCTTGGCGATGGGGCTTTACTGCGCCAACGACCCGCTGACACGGCGGTTCATGGATGACTTGACCCGGGGTGATGAGGATGCCTGACAGCTACGCCCGTCCCAATTCGGGATTCTGGAAGGAATGGCAAATTGTCGTTCTTGCGACCAAGTACACACTGAGCCGTTACCGTGAACACTGTATCAGTTTCACTGTCAACGAGGAATTGCGGACGGAAGCGAAACGAGCGGAAAAGTACCGCAACAAAGAGAATGCAATAAAAATGGCGGCACCGACTGCGGCAACAGTCAAGACCGCCGAAAAGGTGGAACCCGTGCAAAAGTTTCCACCCCTAATCATACCACATTAAGAAAGGGGAAACAAATGAACGAATCTACAACCGTCACCATCAGCATTGAAGAGTACAAGGAATTGCTTATGTCCCGCATCAAGCTGAACACACTTGCCGCTTATATGGATAGTGCAGAAGCTTCGCACTATCTCGACCGCGAATATGTCGGATTTATTCTGGGCGTATCAAAGGGGGTGAAGTGATGGCAATTCCTGTGCTTGTTATGGGGCGTTCCGGGTCGGGCAAGACCTACAGTCTGAAGAACTTCAGCCCGGAAGAGATCGGCGTTATCAGCGTGGAAAAAGGGCGGCTTCCGTTCCGCTCAAAAATCAAAACCGTCCGCATCCCGGATGATTTCGGGAAGGACATTCAGAGTTACGCACAGCTTAACGCCGCACGTTATGCATGGCTTGAAATGGTAATCAAGAACAGCAAAGTAAAGAGCATCGCTATTGATGATTCGCAATACCTCTTAGTTAACGAACTGTTCGACCGCTCAAAAGAAAAAAATTACGATAAATTTACGGACATGGCGGCGAACTTCCGTGGTCTCATCCACTTCGTCAACCGTCTGCCCGATGATGACAAAATCGTGTACTTTCTCCACCACACCGAAACGGATTCGGACAACCGGGAAAAGGCAAAGACCATCGGGAAGATGCTTGATGAAAAGCTAGTGCTTGAGGGGTGTTTTGATATCGTGCTTTATTGCGCGGATCAGAAATTCTACACACACGGAAATGGAATAAGCACCGCAAAGACCCCGGAAGGAATGTTCAACGACAAAGAAATCCCGAACGACTTAAAAGCGGTCGATACCGCCATCCGGGAATATTACGGGGGTGAAGATGCAGAAGGTTAACCGTCCAGAAAAGAAACGTAAGTATATCGTTTTCCACAGGGCAACGGGCAAAAACTACGGCGAAACCTATGCCATTTCCCCGGAAAAGGCAATCAACAATGTGTGGTGGAAATATATTAAACACCGCTATTTATTCACTGAAACCGATGTGCGCCCGGATGATTTGGACGCAGTTGAAGCAGACAAATAAAGAAAAGGAGATAAACAGCATGAAAAAAATCGACATGAGCAACGTTGAGGAATCTAAAGGCTTTGAGAGTCCCGCACCCGGCGCATACATCTGCCGCATCTGCAAGGTCGAGGACATCACCGACAAAGAGTATTTAAAGGTCTATTACGATATCGCAAAAGGCGACTTTGCCGGGTACTACGCAGACGGGCGCAAGGATCACCCGGACTGGGAGTGGTTCGGTGCATACGTTAAGAGCTACAAGGCGAAAGCACTGCCGATGCTCAAGCGGTTCTGCTCTGCCGTCAGCAAGAGCAACGGAAACTATGTATTCGATGCCGGGACGGTCAACGCTGACGAATCCACGCTTGTTGGCAAGTTTGTCGGTTTGGTCTTCGGTGAGGAAGAATACTATTCCAATGCGGGAGAACTGAAGACAAGGCTTTATGTGGCAAGGGAGTTCCCCGTTGACCAGATCGGGGCGCAGAAAGTGCCGAAAAAGAAGGAAGCCGAAAAGAAGGGCGGCGATTTCAAACAGGGCGAGGCGTTCATGGATGTCCCGAAGACGGATGCCGGGTATGTGCCGTTCTGCTGATGTACAAGATTATTGAAGACACTCGAAATCAGAAGGGGAAGCACGATCTAAAGCATGAATTCTTCGACAGCGTGGGCGTGGGGATGGTGCGGAGCAAGTTGCCTTTCGGGGACTATGCTCCCGTACCGCCCGTTTCCATCGACACCAAGCGGGATATTGACGAAATCGCCGGGAATATCTGCGGCAAGGAACATAACCGCTTTATTCGTGAGTGCAAGGCGGCACGGGACGCAGGTTGTCAGCTAATCATCCTTGTCGAAAACCGTTGCGGCATTTCCACGCTGTCGGAAGTCCATACATGGCAAAATCCCCGGTCAGTCTATTCCCCGAACTGCGTACAGGGTGACAGACTACAAAGAGCAATGGAGACCATACAGGAGCGTTACGGGGTAATATTCCGCTTTTGCGTCCCGGAAGATGCCGGGCGCATCATCCTAGAAACGCTAGAGGCTTACGGATATGGTTAATGAATTCCTTTCGGCGGCGTTGAAATACGCCACGGAATACGGGTGGAAGGTCTTCCCGGTCAACCCAGCGACAAAGCGACCACGCACACCGCATGGGTGCAAGGATGCTAAAAGCGATCCCGGCGCAATCAAGGCATGGTGGACACGTTACCCGGATTCTGCGGTAGGTGTCGCGACCGGGTCAGCGTCTAAATTAATCGTGATTGATGAAGATTTGGACGATGACAAAGGGCTTAACGGTTACCACGAAGTGACGGCATGGGAAAAGGTACACGGCGCACTTCCCGAGACTGTCCGGGTCATTACCGGGCGCGGCGGCGCACACCTGTACTACCACTATGACGGGAACGACATCAAGAACCGCGCCGGGATTCTGGACGGGGTCGATGTGCGCGGCGAAGGTGGTTATGTAGTCGCGCCGCCATCCCTTCACCCGAACGGATCACGCTATGAATGGGAAGTGTCCCCGGATGATATACCATTTCACCCGATTGATGAACAGGTGCGGCTGTTCCTGTCACAAGGCAAGGAAACAGATGCAGACGGACGCAGTGATTTTAAACTGCCCGACACCATCCCGAGCGGGGAGCGGAATGATACCCTGTTCCGTCTTGCCTGTTCTATGCAAGCGCAAGGCTTCCCGGATGCGGCTATCATGGCGGCATTACGGGAAAC